CTCTTACCTGTCCTGGATATGTTCAAAATCCAATTGTAAATATTACGAATCTTGTTTATGATAAAGTATCTGGAATAGCAACAATCACTACCGCAAGTAATCACTTAGCTATTAAAGGAAAACAAATTAAACTTTCTGGAATTGCTCTTACTTGTCCTAGTGGATCTGGCATTACATCTACAATATTCCCATATCCCGGATCTAGTTCAAATACATTAAGTAATTGGGATATTTTTAAAGTTAACTCAGTAATAAGTGGTACTAAATTTACTATTAATGTTGGTGTTTCTACTATTGCACATACTTATGTTTCGGGTGGAACAGCCCAAGCCGGTATTACATCTACAATATTCCCATATCCAGGATCTTCAATCTATGGAGCTACATTTACTGTCACGGGTATAACTACAAATACCTTCACATTTAATGCAGGCATTTCCACAATTATTCATAATTATGTTAGTGGCGGAATAACTAAAAAAGTTCCAACTATGCAACGAGTTCTTAGATATACTGATGATAGTGGCAATGGAGCTTATGAATTTGGAGTTATTTCTGTTGCATCTACAAATACATTTACTATACAAGCTGCTCCTCTTCCAACCATACCACATTACTACACTCAAGGAGGCATAGTTTCCTTTAAACAATATCAACCATTTGTATTGACAGTTGAAGAAGTTGAAACAGACAGTTTCAGTGGTTTTTATCCTGGCCAATTTATAAAATTTGATGATATTTCTCAATTCTTTAATGGATTTAGGAAAAAGTTTACTCTTTCTACAACTATAAATGGGGTAAGACAAGTTCTTGGACTAAGAGTTCCTGTCGGAACAAATTTAGATGTAACAAATAATATTTTTATATACATAAACGATGTATTACAGGTTCCAAATTTATCGTATAAATTCTCTGGAAGTAGAGTCATATTTACTGAGGCGCCTAAACCTGGATCAAAATGTTTTATCCTGTACTATAGAGGGTCATCTAATGATGTTGAGTTGATTGTACCACCACCAACAATTAAACCTGGAGATAAAGTAACAATTCAGGAAAATCCAGAAGATCCTTTTGATATTTCTCAATTTGATCGTGTTGTTAAAAAAGTAACGGCTTCTGACCAATTAGAAACTTTTAATTATTATTCTGTTGGGATAATAACTGATCCAACAAAAATTAGACCTCTTACTTGGCAAAAACAAACTAGTGATACTGTGATTAGTGGTACATTATATTCCAAATCTAGACCAAATCTTCAAAGTAATATAAAACCTTCTGCAACTATCATTAAAACTATTCAACCACAAGATACTACAATATATGTTGATAATGCATATCCTCTTTTTACCGATGTAGATGGTCTTAATGAAGATGTGAGAGATATTTTCATATTTGAAGATAAACCTATTACACCAGCTTCAGCACAGGCTATAGTTTCTACTTCATCTACAATTTCTTCTGTTATTGTAACAAATGGTGGAGTTGGTTACGCAAATACACAATCACCAAAAGTAGTTATTTCAAAATCTGCTATTGCATTAAAAGATCCTATTTTTGATTGGAAAAACACAACCGGTTTAACTACATCATATGATTTAAAATCTGTACAATATAAAAACAAATTTGTAGCTATTGGAAGTAGTTCGGTTTTTGTTACAAGTTCTGATGGAATATCTTGGCAAGTTGGTACGGTCGGATTTAGTCAAACTTCCAATTTTAATTCAATTCAAGTAGTCGGTGTTGGTACAAGTAATTTGTTAGTTGCTGCAGGAACGGCGGGTAAAATTATAAGAGCTACAGACGATGGGTCGACTATTTCTAGTTGGACTAAAATTCCACTAGAAGAAGACCTTGTTGTTCTGGGTATAGGAGCCGTAGGTAGAATAGGTAGTGCATATACAGGAACATTTAGTCAAATAGTATATTCTAGTTATGCTAATACTTGGGTTGCTGTTGGGGCTGGTGGATCTATTTTTGTTGGTAATGGCATAAGTACAAATAGTTTTGTTAGTAGATATTCCGAAACATTATCAGATTTTAATAGTGTTATATTTGGAAATACTTATTTTGTTGCGGTTGGCAATAATGGTACAATTCGAACTTCTGATACTGGAACAATATGGGAAAATACTGCATCTCCAGTAACCAATAATTTAAATAAAGTAATCTATGTTAATGGAAACTTTATTATAGTTGGAAATCAAGGAATAATTTTGAAGTCAGTTAATAAAGATACATATCAACTTATTTCAAATAATCTTGGAGCCGAAAATTTAGTAAACATATATTATAACTATGGTTTCTATGTAGCGGTGACATCTTCGGGACAATTATATTATTCCTTTAATTTAACAAATTGGGTTTACAGGAGCACATTACAATCAAAAAATATTAATGATTTAGTATTTGTAAATGATATTGGACCAGATGGCAGATATGTTATAGTTGGAACTGGAGCTACTGTAATGTATGCAGATCCAATTTATAATCCTGCAACTGCAACTGCTGTTACAAGTAATGGAAGTATTGTATCCGTACAAGTAAATAATCCAGGATTTGGTTATGTAAATGGTAGTTTTCCCCCAGTTTTAGTAGAGAGTGATACATATAAGACTGAATTTATTAGATCATTCAAAGTACAGGGAGATTTTGGAATAATTATTGGAATTACTACATATGTCGCAGGAACCTCTGGTATAGGAACTACAACTCCAAAAATCTCTTTGACTTTAAAATCTGAACAATATGATAATAGTACTTTAGGTGTAGGATACTCTGCATTGAATTCTTTTGGAATTACTAATAGTCAGTTATCTAAAGGAGATTATTTTGTAATAACTGATAGTAATGTTCAAACTGGTGGTGACTTAGTTGGAATTACAACTTTTCTTGGTGGTATGAGTAATTATCCAAATTCTAAAATTGGGATAGCAAAATCTTTCTTAGATGGTGTTTATATTGTTGAAGATGTAACACCACCATCAGCTGGTGTAGTAACCGTAACATGTAACTTTGCTCCTATGGTCGATAATTATATAAAAGTTTATAGTAGAGGATCTAATAATAGTGGAATTGGGACAAATAATTTTTATGGAAGATATAGTTGGGGTAAAATATATGACTATCAAAATAGAGTTTTAGGAAATCCTCAAACTTTTACAGCATTTAATGATAATGGAATTTCTGGAATATCCTCTTCACCAAAAATTGTAAGAACTAGAAATATTGTAAGTAAGTAAAAGGTAACTAAATAAAAAAAAGTATATTTTAAAATGCCCGCTATAATATCAGATCAATTTAGAGTTTTAAATGCTGAAAACTTTGTAAAAAGTGTTTCTGGTGTGGGCGACACATCAAACAAGTATTACACTTTTATAGGACTACCAAATAGTACTAGTCCTGCTGCTGGCGGATCTTCAAATTGGATTGCCAATACTCCATCTCCTGTAGACGGATTTAAGGAGGAATATGTAGTTAAAGAAAGTATCATATCATTAAAACAAATCACAAGTCAGGATGTACGAAGACTTGTCAGAAAAGTTACCTGGGTAGCGGGAAACACTTTTGAAATGTACAGACATGACTATAATGTTTATAATGTTACTCCAGTTACATCTCAAACTGGTTTATATGAATCAAATTTTTATGTTATAAATGAAGATTTGAGAGTATATATTTGCCTACAAAACGGAACTGATCCCGAAAATCCAAAAGGTAGGCCATCTTTTGACCAACCTACATTTATTGATTTAGAACCAAGAGCTGCAGGAGCTAGTGGTGATGGATATATTTGGAAATACTTATATACGATTAAACCTTCTGAAATCGTTAAGTTTGATTCTATTGAATATATACCTGTTCCCGAAAACTGGGGGAGTACGGGTGAATCAATTTCTACAAAAACCAATTCTGTTGATGGTAAAATAGAAGTTGTTATAATTAATAGCAGAGGAACGAATTATCAACCAATTTCAACATCTTTTTCAAATGTACCCATATTGGGAGATGGAACTGGAGGTAAAGCAACAATTACAATTGATTCTTTTGGTAAAGTATCTGAAGTATTTGTTACAGATGGAGGAAAAAATTACACTTATGGAACAATACAATTTTATCCAGGAGCTCCTGGATCTGAAATAACTGGACCCCTAAAACAATTGAGTAATACTGGAATTGGTACTACTTCCATAGCATCTTTTAATGTTATTATTCCCCCAAAAGGTGGGCATGGTTACGATATTTATCGAGAACTCGGTGCTTATAAAGTTTTACTATATTCTAGATTCGAAACCTTGGAAAGCAACCCCGATATTATTTTAGGAAATGATTTTGCTAGAGTTGGGATACTAAGAAATCCTACTATTTTAGGAAGTGATGTCCAAGTTTTAGATACTTCTGTGGTTAGTGGATTGAATGCTTTAAAATTAAGCGGAGTTACCACTAATACAACATATGCTGTAGATGCAGTTATAAAACAGACTGTTGGATTTGGATCAACAGCGATAGGATTTGTAGCCTCTTGGGATTCAATAACTGGAGTATTGAAATATTATCAACCAACAGGGCTTGCTTCAAGTGAAACTGGATTTAAAATTATTCCATTTACTTCAAATCCAGATGTTGGATATGGAACAACAATTAATTGTTCTACGATTATTGGACCAACACTGTCAATTAACACAGGTTTTAGTGGTGTAACAACCACAATAAATAATAGAATATATCAGTTGGGACAACAGTTTGTTGCTGGTATTTCTTCAGCTGAATATAATAAAAAATCTGGAGATATTATTTACTTGGATAATAGACAACCTATCCCAAGATCTGCCAATCAAAAAGAAGATATTAAAATTGTATTGGAGTTCTAATAAAAATGGCACAAAATACTAATCTAAATACATCTCCATATTTTGATGATTTTGATGTAACAAAAAATTATCAAAGAGTTTTATTCAAGCCAGGAACTCCGATTCAAGCGAGAGAATTAACAACCCTTCAATCAATATTACAAAATCAAGTTGAAAAGTTTGGAAAACATTTTTTCAAAGAAGGACAAGTAGTAATACCTGGAAATGTAGCATATGATTCTGAATATACTTGTGTTCAAATAGATCCAACACACTTAGGAATTCCTGTAGTTGCATATCTTGATAAGTTAATAGATAAAAAAATAAAGGGAGAAACTAGTGGAGTATTTGCTAAAATTGAAAGATATATTACTAGTGAAGAGTCTGAAAATAATAATTATACTTTGTATATAAAATATCAAAGTTCTAGCGATACAAATTTTTCAACTAGTAAATTTATAGATGGAGAAAATCTTCTAGTATTAGAAAATATAGACTATGGTCAAGGAGTTATTAGATTAGATTCTTCATTTGCTACTGCTATCATTTCTGGATCTACGGCTACAGGATCTGTTATTAAAATCGAAGAAGGTGTTTATTTTATAAGAGGATTTTTTGTAGATGTTTTTCCACAAGCCGTAATATTAGATCAGTATACCAACTCTCCATCATATCGTGTTGGATTATCCATTTTTGAAGATATTGCCGTGCCTTCCCAAATAAATGCAGATTTATTTGATAATGCACGAGGATTTTCTAATTTTGCTGCTCCTGGTGCTGATAGACTCAGAATTGTTGCTAGTTTAATAAAAAAATCACTTGATGATTTTAACGATGAAAATTTTGTAGAATTATTAAGGATTGAAAACGGAGAGATTAAAAAAGTTTCTAAAAAACAAGACACAGTTAGTTTAATAACCGACGAATTGGCAAGAAGAACAAATGATGAATCAGGAGATTATTATGTAAAACCCTTTAGTGTAGTAGCTAAAGAATCATTAAATAATGCACAGGGAAACAATGGAGTTTATAATCTTCGTCAACTAACAAAACAAGGAAATACACCTTCGAATGATTTATTAACCTTACAGATTTCTCCTGGAAAGGCGTATGTTAAAGGATATGAAGTAGAAACTCAGATAACCATAAATGCAGATTTAGAAAAACCTAGAACTACAGAGTCAGTAAAAGACACTACTGTTCCCTTTACTCTAGGTAACATAGTAGAAATTAATAATGTTTATGGAGCAGTTCCCGTAGGATTTGGAACAACGAGTCAAGTGTCTTTGTACTCAAAAAGAACCTCAACTCCGGGTGTTGTTTCAGGAATTCCTATAGGTATTGCCAGACTTTATGATTTAAAGTTAAAATCTTCCGGATATTCGAACGCTGCTAGTGTTTTCGAATCTGCATCTTATGATATACAGACATATACATATTTGCAATTAAATGCTACATTAACTTTATCTAGACCAGCATTTATTGAAGGGAAAAATAGTTCTGCATCTGGATTTTTAGCTATAAATGCTTCAAACTCTAATCAATTGGTGTTATACCAAGTTTCTGGAACTTTTTCAGCTGGTGAACAATTAAAAGTTGATGGACAAGATATTTCTAGAACAGTAACTGCTGTTAGAGATTATAATTTAAGTGATATAAGACAATTAGTTGGATTTAATGGAGCCACAACAGTATTTACTGCGGACACTGTGATATCTCAAGCAATACCTATTGCACCTCAAAATACCAGTTTTACTATTTCTGCTGCTGCTGGTGGCATAAGTAATGTAACATCATCTAATTCAACATTTGGAGTTGGAATTAATACAGGAGATATTTTTGTTTATACAAAGTCTAATGATACACTACCAACATTTAATAGAGTAACTTCAGTAAATGCTGCTTCAAAAACTATTCAAATTGAAGCCACTACTGCTGTTACCGGCGTTAATGTTGGTACATTACCTTCAACTGCAACAACTCTCACTGGCCTAGTGAAAGGAATTTCTGTACTAGAAAATCCAACAGATTCATACTTTTATGCCGAATTAGATAACACAAATATTTCAAATGTTGATATATCAGAAGGAGAGATAGTTTTTAGAAAATCATATTCAGTAACTGTTGCATCAAATGGTTTGACAGCGACTTTAGAAAGTGATACTAATCTTACTCTAGAGCCTTTTGATGAGGAAGACTATGCATTAGTCTATAGTAATGGAGTTGTAGAACCGTTAACTAAAAACCAGTTTACAATTACTGCTGCCAGAACTTTAACTTTAGTTAATTTATCTCAAAATGGCTCTGCTACATTAACAGCAACTTTACGAAAAAGAAAATTAAAACCAAGAAAGAAAATTTATAATAGATGTGCAATATTAGAAATCAATAATTCAAGTACAACTAAATCTGGAATAGGTAGCACAACTCTTAATGATGGACTAATATTCAGTCCTTATTATGGAACAAGAGTTCAGGATGCAAAAATTTCATTAAATGTACCTGATGTAATTTTTGTTTCTGCAATTTTTGAATCTTCAGATAATAATTCCGCCGATTTGCCAAAATTAGAAGTTATTGATTTAAATGCTAATATTTTAAATGCAATAAAAGGTGAGATTGTTTATGGTGAAACGAGTAGTGCTTTGGCGATGTTTGTTGAAACTAACGGAACAAATCAATTTGGATTCGTTTATATTAATGAAAATACTTTCCTTAAAGATGAAAAAATTGTTTTTAGTGAATCAAATATTACTGCAAAAGTAAGTTTATTAATAGAGGGAGATCGAAATATAGTATCAGATTTTACTTTTAACGATGGGCAAACTCTTGAAATCGCTGATTTTTCATTTTTAGTAAGAAAAGATGGCGTTACCGCTCCAACAAAGAAATTAAAAATTGTATTCCACCATTATTACATAGATGAAAATGATGATGGAGATTTTGTTACTGTTGCTTCCTATGATAGTGATAGATATGCAACTGAATTACCTTTTGTTGGTTTCAATAGAGCAAGTGATATTATTGACTTGAGGCCAAGAGTTAGTCCTTATAATAGTAACTCAACGCCATTTTCTCCATTTGAATTTGAATCTAGAAAGTTTTTGCCCGCAACTAATTCTAGCCCATATAATTTTGCTAAGGACAAAGATCTATTCTTAAGTTATTCTTACTATCTTGCCAGAACCGATAAACTTTACCTTAATAGATATGGTGAATTTTCTATATCTAAGGGAGTTCCATCATTAACTCCTGTTGCTCCTGCTGTAATTGAAAACGCTTTAGAAGTGGCTACAATTACAATGAAACCTTATGTTTATAATATTGATGATGTGATTGTACAATTATCTTCCCATAAAAGATATAGAATGCAAGATATTGCAAGGCTTGAAGATAGAATAAGAAATATTGAATATTATACATCACTTTCTCTTTTAGAGACAGATACTAAAAATTTAACTTTAAAAGATTCTCAAACTCAGTTAGATCGATTTAAATGTGGATTCCTTGTAGATAATTTTAAATCTGTAAAGACTGGAGCTTTAGGTGATCCACAACATAAATGTAGTATTGATACTAAAGATGGTTTACTTAGAGCACAACACTATACAACTTCTGTGGATCTTTTATTAGGTTCTGAAGCAGTGATAGGAGCATCTAATGTTTCAAATCCAGAAGCAGATCTAAGATTTGTAAAAGATCTTGGAAATCCTAACACAGTTAAAGTCGGTGATATTGTGTGTTTAAAATATACTGATGTAGTATTTCTCAAAAATACTTTTGCAACTAGAGTTGAAAATGTAAATCCATTTCATGTTGTTAATTGGATTGGTGCGATTGAATTAAATCCAGCTACAGATACTTGGATTGAAACTAAAGGCACAAAGAAAACAGTTGATCAAGAAGGTAATTATTCAAGTACAATACAACAACTTGGTGTTGATACAAACACAGGATTATCTCCTATAGATTGGGGGTCTTGGGAAACCACATGGACTGGTACTCAAGAAATTTCCAGGCAAAATATGGGTAAAATATATATTGGTACTAAAGAAATTTCCAGAAGTAGCCGTAGGGGTGGATTTCAAAAAGGTAGAGGAATTCCCGAAACTACTACCATAAACTACCAAGATCAATATACTAATTTTACTAATGTAACAACATTAACCACTACAAAACAAGCAAGACAAGGTATTCAATACAAAGTATCTGAAAAATTCGACACAGTTAACTTAGGCACATTTGTTATATCTACAGAAGTTATTCATAAAATGCGTACAAGGAATATTGAATTTATTGCAAGAAGATTAAAACCAACGACAAGAATGTATGCATTTTTTGATAATGTTGATATGGCTAAATATGCCATGCCTAAATTAATTGAAATTGAAATGCAAAGTGGTACTTTTGCTGTTGGTGAAACTGTAACTGGAACATTGGGAACCGCTTCCATTAAATTTAGATTGGCATCTCCTAATCACAAATATGGTCCATATAATCAAGCAGAACAAGTTTTTACTGCCAATCCATACTCTCCACTCCAATCGATACCTACATCATATTCTACAACATCAACGGTATTAAATGTTGATACAGCTTCTTTAGAATTACAATCTGCTTCTGGATTTTATGGATATGTTATTCAAAACATGCAATTAAAAGGAGAAGCTTCTAAAGCGATAGCTAAAGTAACAAATGTAAGATTAATTACAGATTCATCCGGTACTTTGATTGGATCTTTACATATTCCTGATTCAAAACTACAGTCTACACCTTCATTTGAAACTGGAACAAAAACATTTACACTTACAACTAGTTCTACTAATACTACAATCGTTGGTGCAACCGATAGCACAGCCGATACTAAATTTACATCGTCTGGTCTATTAAACAATACTGAAGAAGTTACTTTAAGAACTAGAAATGCAAATGTAGAAAGATTAAGTAGAAGTGAAGAACGAACTTTGACTAGTCAACAAACAACACTTCAAGCCGGAACTTCTTTTGTTAATAGAACTGTTTCTCAGACAAGATGGGTAGATCCACTTGCACAATCTTTTGAAGTTCCAGATGAAAATGGTGTATTTATCACAAAGTGTGAAATATTCTTTAGAACTAAAGATACTAATAATTTACCCGTTACTATGCAAATCAGAACTATGCAAACTGGTTTGCCCACAACGACAATTATTCCTTTTGGTGAAGTAGTTTTAGATCCAAGTCAAGTAAATGTATCTTTAGATGGTAAAACTCCTACTACATTTACTTTCCCATCTCCAGTTTATCTTGAAACTGGAAACTCATATTCTGTAGTTTTACTATCGGCGTCTAATGAATATACAGTATGGATTTCTAGAATGGGTGAAGAAGATGTCACTACATTAAATTTACCTGAATCACAAAAGATCGTTGTATCACAACAACCATTATTAGGTTCCTTATTTAAATCTCAGAACGGTGCAACCTGGGATCCAAGTCAATTAGAAGATTTAAAATTAGTTTTATACAGAGCAAAATTTGTTACTGGATCTAGTACAGCAAGATTCTATAATCCAAAATTAGATATTGGTAATAATCAAGTTGTAACTTTAAGACCAAATCCTCTAGATTGTATTTCTAAGTCAGTTTTGATAGGACTAGGGAAAAGTTTGACTTCTGCAGAAGTTTCCGAATTGACTCCAGGAAGTCCAATATTGCAACAAAACAATTCTAAATTTAGATCAAATTTGAAAAGTATTGTTGGTTCAGTGGGAATTGGAAGCACATTAACAATAACTGCTACAGGTCTTGGATTTACATCTACATTTAAAACCTATTCCAATGTAAGTTTAGTATCTTTAACTGGTAAAGGATTTGGCGGAAAAGTTAATTTAAGTGTTCAAAATGGAGTGGCAATTGCAGCTACAGTTTCAATTGGTGGAACTGGATATACTATCGGAGATGCACTAGAAGTAAATTATTCTCAAACAGATAACCTTGGAAATAATTTAATACTTAGTATTCCAAATAATGTTGGAGTAATTTCTTCATTCAATTCTTTGCTTGTAGATGAAGTACAGGGAACATTAAATCAAAATTCTGTTGACAGTTTATTCTATGTTGGTTCTGCTGGAACTAATACACTTTCTGGAGCCACCGTAACAACAGTACTAGATCTATCTGATGGGTTGCACTTTAAAGTTAGTCACAATAATCATGGAATGTATTCTTTAACTGATAAAGTAATTCTTTCTGGAATAGAACCAGACCAAAAACCACAAACACTGAAAGCATCATATAATTCAACATCTACCAGTGATATTATTGTAAGTTCTGTGGGAATATTTACAAGTTTTGAAAATGTTCCGGTTTCTGCTATAAATGTTGGATATATTTTGATTGATAATGAAGTTATTTCATATACTGGAGTTGTAACATCCACTAATAGTTTAACTGGAATAACTAGGAATATCGATAATACAATTTCGGGAAGTTATGCACTTGAATTCCCAGTATTTAAATATGAATTAAATGGAGTATCTTTGAGAAGAATTAACAAAGTTCATAATTTGTCTGATACGAATTTAGTTAAATATCCTACTGATCTGGATTATTATTATATTCAAGTTGGAATGAATAGTAGAGGTGTTGATAGAACTCCAGGAAACGCTGGAGGATTTCCTGCATTATTCTTTAAAGATGATAAGTCTTGCGGATCATATGATACAGTTCCTTTAATGGGATCTCCAAAAGGACCTAAGGCAAGTCAAAATATACCATTTGATCTTATCAGACCTAACTTCGAAACAATAATTCCACAAAAGACAACGATATCTGCAAAAGCAAGAACTTTTAGTGGGTCTTCTCCAGATAGTAACTTAATTTCTTTTATAGATCAAGGATTTGTAGATATAACTTTAAACGCAAATAATGAGTTTGATTCTCCCAGAATTATTTGTTCTCAGGTAAATGAAGATGCATATCTATCAAGTTTCCCTGGTAAAAAATCTTTTACAATAGAAGTTACTCTATCATCGGAAGATGAAAAAGTTTCACCAATGATCGATTTAGATAGAGTAAATTTGATAACTATCGCTAATAGAATTAATTCTAAAGTTAAAAATTACGCTAATGATCCTAGAGTAAATTCTTTAACTAATGACCCAACCGCTGCAACTTACTTAAGTAGTCTTGTTGTCTTGGAAAAAAATGCTGATAGTCTAAAAGTATTCTTCGATGCGTTTAGACACTCTAGTAATGATATTAGAGTATGTTATAGAATTTTTAGATCTGATACTCCCACCGCGACTCAATTATGGGAATTATTCCCGGGATATGATAACTTAGATGCTAATATGCAAGTAAAAGATCCTTCTAAAAATAATGGAAGACCAGATAAAAATGTAACCCATTCAACATTGGAAGATGATTTCAAATCATATGAATTTACAGCTTCCAATTTACCGCAGTTTAATGGATTCCAAATAAAAATTCTAATGTCGGGAACAAATTCTGCATTTGTTCCAAAAATTAGAGATTTTAGAGTTATTTCTAGTATCTAAATTATATGTTAATACCAGTAGAAAATAATAAAGGATTTTTTAGAGACAAAAAATCGGATGCAATTTTAAATTGTTCTGATTCTGATTATCAACAATATTTGGAAGTAAAAAATAAAAAAATAAATGAAATAACTCATATGAATGAAATAACCGAAAAAATTAATGAAATTGATCAACTCAAAGAGGATATAAATGAAATTAAATATATGATGAAATTAATCCTATCTAAATTAGACACCTGATCATAAATAGTTAAAAACGGACTACTATAATGGCGGCAAGGAATGTAAACTTAGTTCTTGAACAGGGGGTTGACTTTCAGGCTACCTTTACAATCAGGAATACTAATAATGCACCATTAAATTTGACTGGATATACGGGCATTTCTTCAATTAGAAAACATCCAACATCTTCTACTGCTTATCCTCTAACTCTTACATTTGTAGATTTATTAAATGGAAAAATTGCAGTTTCTATGGGACACACTGCAACTGATGCGATTGAAGGTGGTCGTTATGTTTATGATGTAATTCTTATTTCACCCAATGCTTACAGAAGTAGAGCAGTGCAAGGAAATGTTCTTGTAACACCAGGGGTATCATAATGACAGATTACATAGTAACTTTAAATGAACCCGGTCCATTTAGAATTGGAGTTGATTATGAAATTCCAACAAAATCTATTCAATATGGAAATATAATTCTTGACAATATAAATTCTCAATTTACTGGAATTGCAAAAACCTTTACATTAAATGCAAACGGGACTGCATATGTGCCTACTAATCCTCAACAACTAATTGTAGTTAAAAATAATCTTGTAATGGAACCCCTTGAGGATTATGTTATTTCGACAAGTAATGTTATATTTACTGTTGCTCCAAATTCAGGAGATGATGTCTTCATTATTGCTCTTGCAACAACTGCAGATTTAACAAGAACAATTAATTTTGTTGTTGATAGTGGATCAATTGTAATGATTCCTGGAAATAAAGGATCTGTAACTTTAGATGTAAGTGGAATTTTAGAATCATTGGTAATTTTATCAGATCAACAAGGGTCTCTAACTTTAAGTATTAAAAAATCAAATTATACTAATTTTCCAACATTCTCAAATATTCATCCGTCAAATATCATCATGACAAATGAAAGAAAAATTCGTGATGACAATTTGACAGGATGGACAAAAACTTTAGTGGCTGGGGATATTTTGACATTTGATGTTATTGCAGTAAATAATATCAATCGTTTCTTAGTTTCTTTAAAATTAAAATTATAAATAAAGATAGTTATTAAATGTCACTAAGTTGTACGGAGTTGTTTAAATGGCACTTTTAGTTCCCAATATTGGAGAAATTGAATCGCTAAGGTACTTGATTGCCCAAAATAATCATACCGCTTCCTTGGCTGATCAATCTCCTAGAAACCTTGTTCTCAAACTTTTTACCAGTAATACGACTCCAGCGGAATCGGATGTCCCTTCTCCAACCGCTTACTATGAACCATATGGAGTTGGTAATACTAATGCTTATGGATTTGCACCAACCACTGGTTATCCATATTGTGTAAATAATAGATCCGATCAAGTATACACATCACAAACAGGTATTCTTCTTAACGGTTCACGTTGGAGAATTAATAATGTAGGTTCTGGTACGACTGCAAGTTATCCAGAACAAACCTTTACTTTTACTGGAGATGCCGGTGATGTATATGGTTATTATGTAACTCGTGCAAATAATATGCCTGTTGCCTTACAAGGTACAGTACATGCTGCTACTGTTGGTATTGGAACAACTGTAACTAAAGGAAATAACACCGATCCTGTAATTGGAGTTATTGGAAATCAATATATTACTGTTGACCCAGATCAAAGTGTTGATGACTTAACACTCGGAATGGTTGTGGGTGGTAATGCTGGAATTCAAACTGGAACAAAAGTTATTGGAATTGATAGAGCTCTAAAAGTTGTTTATCTTGACAAAGCTTTGATTGATAATATTCAAGTTGCAACTGGCTCAAGTGTGACTTTTAGTTATGGGAAAATTGTTGCTACCGGTCACCAACTTGTAGCCGGAGATGTTCTTTACATCGCTGTTGGTACAGGTAATACTACTTTAACTGCAGGAACATATACAGTATTCAGTGTTCCAAATGCTAATGAATTTTATACAACTCCTTCCTTAACTGCAACTTCAAATGCAACTGTTGGATTAAACACTGCAACTCTTTACAGTTCAATTATGTATGCTGAAAGATTTACAAACGGCCCTTACAGCATTCAAAATAATGGAGACCAAATCAAGATTACTCTAAATGTTGCTCTTGATTGATATCTAAATAACTATATCATTGAATTTTTGGGGATTGTTTATAAAACAGTCCCCTTTTTTATTAGTAGATCACATTATCGTGAACAGATGAATATTTACGAGTACAATTCATCTACTATTAATCATTACTCTATAGAAGATTGTGGAAATTTTTCCACCTCTATAGGGATAGATGACTATGGCGATTTGAGTGAACAAGTTAACAATAAAGAAGATTTTTATCAAATAAATTGTATAACTACACTAGTTCCCTTTGGATCTATAAATGTAAAAGGATCTAAAACCAAATATGCAAACAGTTCTAGAGAATTTAGGATATTAATTGATCTCAATAAAAAGTCAATAGTTTTACATGGAATAATTATTCGTTGGATTGGATCAAGTATTCTATTTCAACTTTCAAACGATTTGCGTAGGAATGTAATTCCAGATGTTTCTGGTGGGGGTAAATTATGAGTACCCCTAATGTATATTCTTATGATTGTAAACAACCAGATCCAGAAATTTGGGGTGGTGGATCAACAACTGGTCTTTTCACAATAACATCTGGATCAGAATACGCAGAAAAAATATTTTATAATTATGATTTAAAAGTTACTCCAGGATCCTCTGCAATAGGTTCTTTAACTTTTTCTGGAGAAACTATTTCAAGTTATTTAATTAAAAAATACATTGGAGATTTTCCAACATACTTATTTTCTGGTAAAGGAATTTATCAAGTATTTTATAATTTTTCATCATCTGAACAAAATATTGCTCTTATTGGTAATGCAAATTATTCTTTCATATCTTCAGAAATAAGTCAAGAAGCTTCTATTGACTATTCTGGATTTATAATTGAAAAAGTAACATATGATTATAATAATGATTCTACAGTAATATTTTCTACTGTAGATGATGGTCTTATTGCATCATCTCTAACTCAAATTGATAATTATGGTCTGGTAACAGATCCTTTACAGGAACATGTTGATTGTGGAAGCACAGAAATATTATCCACTACAACTGCTTTAAGTGGTGGATTTACACTTTCAAATGCAGCTACTTATAGGTACATATCAGTAGATCCTCTTGCAATAACAACTGCAGTACTATCTACACACGGAGATGAAAGTCTAACTTATCGTCCACCTATTAATGAAAGACTATATCAAAGTTACTTTGGATTTATTGGAGTAACTTTTGATAATGATCAAATAACATTTGATTCAAAGGAAGAAGTTCCCGACATTAAATTAACAGGAAGTGCATCTAATCAATATGTAATATTCAATACTCCTGAACAAACTATTGATGTAGTTTCTACAATATCCTCAATAGAAAGTAGAGGCCATTCTTATAATGATAGTTCTATTGGCAGTTTTGGACTAGATGATTTTAGTACATTAATTGGATCACCAACTTCAACTCTAGATTATGGTTCAGTGTCATCTCCTTCAAATCAAGGAGATGAAGATTTTGGATTTGTATTTGATACAAATAATTCTATTCTTCCTTTTGGTGATATCACACTCTCCGGATCGGCTTTAGTAAGACCACCAGATGATATTAGAACTTATAATACTGGTGCAAGTTACAGAGTAACTTATAATCCTCCAGAAAATACTTCTTCACTCTTTACATTTGGAGAAAAATTAGAATCAGTTGTTTATGATTATAATAATGATTCCGCAAAATTTGTAGAAACAGAGTCTTTAGGATTAATTAGTTCTGGTTCAACTGAGATAGATGACTTTGGTTTACTGGAAGGAGTCCTTACAGAATTTATAAATTATGAAGAAATTGATATTGTAACTACAAACTTCCCATTCGGAACATTAAGTGTTAATGGGTCAGCAAATGTAGAATATACTAATATTAACTTCTATGGTTATGTATTAGGAGCCGAGGTTAAAGTTGTTTATAGTCCAGATGATACAACTGGATCACTCTTTAGTTTTGGTCAAAATATTGAGTCAATGGTTTATGATTATAATAATGAGTCGGTCATACCATTCACTGTTGAAAATTCTGGACTAATAACCTCTGGTGTAAGTGAATTTGAAAATTATGGAAATATTTCAGAAATTAGTACTGGATTTGAAGAATATGGTGCAATTGAAATTGTTTCTCAATCCATACCATTCGGTAACATTTTAATTAATGGTTCGGCAAATACTGAATATACAAATATTAATTTCTATGGTTATATTTTAGGAGCAGAAGTTAAAGTTGTTTATAGTCCAGATAACACTACTGGATCACTGTTTAGTTTTGGTGAAAGGGTTGAATCTATAGTTTATGATTATAATAATGATTCCATTGTCTTTATATCAGATCCTGACTACGGATTCATAACTTCATCTCCAACAAGTTCCGAGTCTTATGAATTAATTTCTAATGTTGCATCAATTCTAGATGATTATGAAACTATATTGGGTCCAAGTATTTCTACAGATACCTATCCATTTGGTTCTCTTTATCTTTCTGGAACATCTGAAGAAAAAAATACAGAATCTTATGCGTCCAGTGTTGGTGGAACACAAATTACGCTTTCTGGTGCATCCACAAATCTACAATTTGTTGCACAGCCATCAGAAGATGTTGTTCTATACAATATATCTGGTTCCGCTGGAATTACACCAGTACGTTATTCAGAAGTTGGATCTGGATCTCTATTTGGATTTGGAGAAAAATTAGAATCATTTACTTATGATTATAATGATTTGTCTGCCAATGTACTGGAAACTCAGAACAATGGTCTAATAACAGATTCTTCAACAAGTCTTGATGATTATGGATTAATATCAAATCCAGTAAGTGAACTTGAAGTTTATGGAGAAGTTGACTTAACCTCTACTGTAACTCCATTTGGTACTATTTCTATTATTGGTAATGCAGATATAGTATACCGTAATGCAAACTTCTATGATTATCCAGTAACTTCCATAGTCCGAGTTACATATAGTCCAGATAATACCGAAGGAACTTTATTTGCATTTGGTGAAAAGTTAGAATCCGTAACTTATGACTATAACAATGAGTCTCTATTAACATTTGATATTGATAATTTTGCATTATTAACAGATGCAATAACCAATACCGATGATTATGGATTTGTAAATGAAGTATATGGTGAACAAATTGATAATGGTTTAGATACTGGTCTTGGAGAAAGTCAAACTATAACTCCATTTGGAGGTCTGACAATCTCGGGAACATCTGGAAATGTTCTTCGTACATATGACGAAGAAAATGCGGTTCTATTTACAATTTCTGGATCACTCAGTTATCCAAATATTGATTATACTCCTTCTATTACTGGCATTGGAACAGTTTTTGTTTCTGGTTCTGCATCATATGCGTTTATTAATGTTGATCCTGTAACTCAAGTTCCTACTATCATTGTTAATGAATCTCTGATTGAATCTAGAACACATTCATATAATGAAAGTTCTATTGTAATAGATGTAACTCCAAGTTATGGTTTAATATCCGATCCTACAACAGAAACTGGCGATGATTATGGATCTGTCGTTGGTTCCAGTGGAGAAACTATCGAATTAGGATTTATATCTGTTGGAGTTCAAAGTGCATATCCATTTGGAACAATAACAATTTTCGGTGGATTGATACATCCAGAAATAGATTATACTCCAAAGTATGTTGGTACTGGTGTTCTTAATATCAATGGATCAGCTACTTACAACGAAACTGATGCGTTTGGTGTTGGTAGAAGACGTGGTGGAACTATTAATCTTTGCGGTGATGCTTTATACTCCGAAACTGATGCTTATATTGGACTAGGAACAATCTTTGTAAGTGGTGATGTAAGTAATGTACAAGAAATAGATTCCTATGTTGGTTCTGGAATTATAAGTCTTTCTGGAACTGCTTTAGAAAGTGATCTTGAAGAATTTGTTGGCTCTGGAATAATTTCAATCTCTGGAACAATTACAGAAAGAAATACAGAATCGTATGTTGGTTCCGGAACTACAGGAATCAAGTTATTTGGAGAATTATTACATCCAAATATTGATTATACTCCACATTATGGTATTGAAAAGAATATTGGTATTGGAACTACTGGAATTCAAATTTCTGGTGTTGTTGGTGAGTCGGATGCAGAGTCTTATGTTGGCCTTGGATCAGTACTTGTTGTTAATGGACTCAGCCCTCAGGATACAGAAGCTTATCCTGGTGGTCCTGCTGTTGGAAAATCTTGGAGCTTTACAAGAGCATCATATATTGCTCAAGGTTCCCTTACAATTTCTTCTGGAATTGCACAAACTCATTATTATTCACCAATATACCCAAGAAATGCTCTCATTGGTGATCCTGGATCTGGAACAGGAACTATCAGAATTAATGATGATAACCAAATTACATTCTACAGAGCAACTTTACCAATATTTGCTAAAGGTTCAATTTATATTCTTGGAATTGGTACTGCAGCAAATGGCAATCTTAATGGTGTAGAAATTGGAGCAAATGAAAGCTTTACTCCAGCAACAGAAATTGGATCTGGACTCTTCACATTCTCTGGTATTGCTTCTGCAAGAGAGATTGCATCATATCAAGATTATGTAACTGGTGGTGTAATTACAATTTCTGAACAGACTGTAGGAATTATTGAAAAGAATACTGAAGCTTACTTTGGATCTGGAACTATATTTGTCTCAGAATCTCTTATAGAACGCAATACTGAATCTTACTTTGGATCTGGAACTTTATTTACTCTATCTGGAGGTTCTGAAGCATACTCGGCTCAGACTCCAGAAGAAACAATTACATTAACAATTTCCGGAAGTGCTCAGGAATCCTTTGTTTCTCAGATTCCAGAAAATACAATTCTATATCAGTTTGTTGGTGCGGCAACTGATGAAAAACTTATTAAAGCTTATGTTGGCTCTGGATCGGCAACTATTAGTGGATCTACAACGGTAAGATTTACACCATCACATCTAGCTACTGGAACGATTCGTTTTGTACCTACATTTAGGGTTGATGATGATTATATTTCATGTGATAGTGATGTAGAAAATATACTTCCACTTGTTAATCAACCAGTTCTTAATGATACATCAATTACTTTTGATAATTCAAATGTTACTTTTGACAATCAGATATTTAGATCTAGCGCCTCTGTAACTTGTGATAGACAAGATAATGGAATTGTCAAATTTGTTGCGAATCCACCAGAAGATACTATTCTATTTAATATTGATGGAAACGCAGTTACTTCTGAAACTGCCCTATACACAAAAACTTCAGTTGGACTCTTTACACTATCTGGAACATATCAGAGTCTCAAACTTGTTTATTCTGAATCTGGAATTGGTACAGTATTCATTACATCTATATCAAGTGAAAGTGAAAGAGATGTTTATGTTGGATCTGGAAATCTCTTCACATTATCTGGAAGATCTGAGTCTTACTCTGCACAGACTCCAGAATCTACAATTATTCTTAAAATTTCTGGATCTGCACTTACATCCATAGAATCGGAATACTCGGTTGTTGGTATTGGTTTATTTGTATTCAATGGATCAGGAATTACTTCAAAGATTACATCATATACTCAAATTGCATCTGGAAATATAACCATTTCTGGTCAACTTGTTCATCCAAATATTATCTTTATACCATCTCCAGACGGCTCTGGTACTATCAATATTCTGGGATCTTCAAATAATTCTCTTACAAAAGTATACGAAGATACTACAGTAACTTTATTTACATTCTCTTCTGGATTTGAATCATTAACTAAATCTACTTATATTGGCGTCGGAACAATTTACACTCAACAAATTCTTGCATCAACTATTAACAACCCATATCAAATTCCAAGAGCATACGTCTGCATCATTTAAAGTATAAATAAATGAAGAAGATAAACCGTCATTAAGTATTTCCATGACTAAGCAGGTACAGATAAGAAGGGGTACTACTGCCCAGCACGCCGTTTTCACTGGAGCTCTTGCAGAGGTTACTTATGATACAGATAAAAAGACTCTAATAGCTCATGATGGAAGCACTATTGGTGGTATCGAACTTGCAAGAAAAGATTTTGCAAATGTAAGAAAAGCAGAATTTCCAGAAACTTTAAAAGTTGGTTTTAATACTGATCCAAATTACATAACAGGACTTACAGGTAACTTAAATGTTGCTGGTGTAACTACATTTGCTGGTATTGTTACTAGTGGAATGTCAACAACATCCAGCATGTCTTCATGGGATGTTCAAATTGGTTACGGAAATACAGCATTTATTGTTAATGGAAATCAATATATTGGCGGAATTTCTACAGTAGTTACAACTAGAGGTACAACTGCTACATTCAACAACTTCAATGTAACTGGACATGGAACTACAACATTTACTCTTAATACTTATGTAACACAAGCTTCTGGCATTGGAAATACTGTCGTAGCTGTAGCTTCTATTGAGGGTGTTGCAATTGGAGATGTTGTAAGTATTGGAACATACTTTAGTAATGTTGTTATTACTGGATTCGGTCAAAGCACTGTAGGAACATCATTTAATTCTGATTTCTTACATACAACAATTTCAACAACAGTAAGTGCAGGATCAACTATTATTTCTGTTGCAAGTACCGCTGGAGTTTCCATTGGCAATTCCTTTAGTATTTCTGGTGTAGGAACAAATGTTCCTATTGTAGGATTTACTACTGTATCTCTTCCAATTGTACATGTAAATATTGGTTTCACTAATGTCACCGCCATAGCTAGTATTGGCGCTACTATTGTAGCTGTCGGAGATACTGGAGGAGTTTCTGTAGGAAGTTCTTTAAGCACTGCAACAGATGGGGCTCGTGACGGTCAAATTAATAATGCAAGAATTGTAGGACTTACTACTGCGACTAGACCAGCTTATAATTCACAATTTATTAGTACAACACTAACTGGTAATGTTGGAGTAGGAGTAACTATCATCCCATTCACTCCTACTACTGGAGTTTCTATTGGAAACTCTGTCACTGTAAGTGATGTGGGTGGTATTTATATTGTCGATGCGCCTATTGTTGGAGTAAACACCAATTCAGTTGTAATTCCTGTTGGTTCTGCTTCTACTGTTTTAATTACAAGTTCTGGAATTGTCGGAGTTAGCACTATCAGAACAGATTCTGCAGCTGTTATACTTTCTTCTGCAATTGGCATAGGGCTTACAGTAGGTAAAGAAATTTTATTCAGCAATCCAACTTTCCCAGTAACTCCAGCATTCTTGATTGGAGTTGGAAATACTTTTGCTGTTGGACTTTCTTCCGGAACAACTGTCGCTGTTTCTACAGTAACAAATAGTTCTCCAGCAATTACTGTTGGATATAGTTCAGTAAGTGCATATCAAATTCCATATTTACAATCAGTAAATATTCAAAGAATTCAAAACGATAATAGTAGAATTAATATTCAAAATGGATCATTTAAGAATCTAGAAGTCGTTGGAATTGCTACCATCAATGGATTGACTTTCCCGACATCAGATGGCCTTGATGGTCAAGTTCTATTTACTGATGGCCAAGGTAATATTGGATTTACAACAGGCGGCGGCGGATCTGGATCTCAAGTTCTAGTTAGAGTTTCTCAAGCAACTGGAAGTGATTCTAATGATGGAAGAACTAAGCCTGTTCAATCCATCAAAAAGGCAGCTCAAATTGCTTCGTTCTTGGGTTACTACTTTAATACTGGTGCTACAATTATTGTAGAGTCTGGTGACTATATTGAAGATAATCCAATTATTCTCTACGATAATGTTAATATTATTGCCGACTCTCTTAGAAACGTAGTTATAAGACCATTAAATGCTGGTATTGACTTCTTCAAGGTAAGAAATGGTAACTATATCACCGGACTTACCTTTACAGACTATATTAATCCCTCAACTAGAAATCCTCAACATACTTTTGAATATGCAATTTCATATGATGAACCATTTAATACTTCACTAAGTAGAACTGGTTATGCATGTACTGGAGTTCTAACAGTTCAAAATGCAACATATGATCAATACACTGGAATCACCACAATCACCACATCGACTCCACATGAATTATATCCAGGAAATACAGTAAGACTTGCAGGACTTGGTTGGACTTGTGGATATGATGAAACTGGTATTAGTAGTTTCAGATATAATGAAACAGCTGGTATTGGTACAATCACTCTTCGTTCTGCCCCAAATAGAACTGAAAATGGAGGAAGTTACATAATTGGTGAAAAGTTATTCTTACATAATCTACCATTTGCATGTTCTTCTGAACACCTTGGCGTAACCACGACTATTTTCCCGGATGGAACAGCTCCAACAAAATACTCTTTTAGTATTACTGGGGTTAACACTGCAGCAAAAACTGTTACAATTAATGTTGGTGTGTCTACAATCGCACATCAATACCTTGGATATCAAAAACTAGGTATTAGTACATATGTTTATACTAATACTACAGGTATCAGCACTGCTACAACCAGAGAAGCTCATGGATATAAGATTAATGATAAGATTACTTTAACAGGTCTTGCGTTCACCTGTCCAGGTGGTTCAGGTATCACTACAACCATCTTCCCTGATGGAACAATTACAGATTATAATGTTGATGGATATACATTTAACATTACGGGAGTAACCACAAATAGCTTTACATTTAATGTTGGTATTTCTACAATTCCACATACCTACAGTGGATTTGGTGCAGTAGGAGTTAGCACATTCATTTATACAGCCTCCACGGGGGTTGCAACTTGCGTTGTTGCATCTGCACATGGATTGGAATCTGGTGACTATGTAACTCTTACTGGACTTACATTCTCTTGTCCAGGTGGTTCTGGCATCACTACAACGATTTTCCCAGATGGAACTTCTCCATATGGTTATACTTTCCGCGTAAGTGCTGTAGATAATTCAACAACCTTTACTATTAATGTTGGTGTTTCTACTATTCCGCATTCTTATGTAAGTGGCGGTACAGCTGCAAAAGTTGCAACAGTAGAAAAAGTACCAACAATTCAAAAGGTTCAATTCTACCCAGATCAAAATACAACAGGAATCAGAGATTTTGGTATTATCTCTGCTGCTTCTACAACTACATTTGCAATTCGTGGTCCAAGTTTTTCTACGATTCCTCATTATTACGTTGCTGGAATTGGTGGAACTGCAGTGCTCAGTAAGCCACAAATTTTCAAATCTCCATACATTCAAAACTGTACAATTCTTTCCAGTCTTGGTGGTAATGGTATTCTTGTTGATGGTGACAAGGTAATTTCTCCAAATGTACCTGCGGTGCAACTTCTTGCAGAAAACCCACCAGTAGGAGATATCCCCGAGTTTGGTAAATCAATGGTTGCTGCAACTTTTACCATGATCTCCTTTGACGGTATTGGTTGGAGGGTTATTAATGATGGATATTCTCAGGTTGTATCTTGTTTCCAGATCTTCTGTCGTTACGGATCATTAGCACAGTCTGGTGGATATCTGTCCATTACTAACTCTGCTACAAACTTCGGTACAATAGCTCTTAGAGCTACTGGATTCTCTCCAAATGCTTTTGTATTTGATAGAGGGCGTATCGCTGCAACAGGTACTTCTGGTGGTCTACAAACACTCAGAGTTATCGGTGTTGGTAGAACAGAACAAGAACTCTATGTTCTCAGATTCCTTGATAATGCTGGAGTTGATAGAACAAGTCTCTTTAAACCAATCGTTGTAGAGGCTACTGTTAACCCATCGGTGGGTGTTAATACTAATACAGATATTATTACTATTGCTGGACATCCATTTGTGGATGGAGACAGTGTTGTATACTTGGGTAATGAAAGTGCAGAACCTCAAGTAGTAATTCAAGGTCTTGTTAATGGTAATATCTATTATGTACAATATATTTCTGCATCTACATTCAAACTTTATGAAGATGATTCATTCAGAAGATCTGTAGACCTTCGTTCAGCTCCATCTGGTATTAATACATTCCAAAAGAATAACCAAGAATTTATTGTAGATGAAATTATTGATGCTCACTCACAATATCAGAATCTGACCTTAGCAAGTGTTGGATCTACTGCAATATTCAAATCTGGTCAACAAATTACACAATCTGTAACCGGTGGGACTGCAACTGGTTTTGCTCTTACATATCATAATTCTTCAAGATCACTTATAGTTTCAGTTGAAGCCGTTGGTGGAGTAAGAAGATTCTTCTCAACAACTGGTGGGAATATTGTTGATCACGGAGGATCTCCAATAGCAGTAGGAGTAACACAAATTGCAGGAATTACAACATATAGAACAATTGAATTTAAAGTAGATTCAACCGTAACTGGTAATGTAATTCAAGGTATTGGAAGTCTTCCAGTTACCTATAGATGTAATCTACATAGACCATCTATTGTTAACTCCTCATCACATACATGGGAATTCTCTGGTTCTGGTACTGACTATAATGCACTACCACAAAACGGTGGTAAGTCAGATCCAACTTCGGAACAGGTATCTGAACTTGGTGGTCGTGTATATGCTTCTGGTACTAATGAACTCGGTGACTTCAAGATTGGTAGTCAGATTACTGCATTCAACAGAACTGGTAACATTATCTTCAACAACAAGGTATCTATCGGAGAACTTGATTCTATCCGACTAACCCTCTCTGGTGGTGTTGCTGTTGAAGAATTCTCTACCGATACCAACCTCGGTGAAGGAGAACTTGGTGGACCTCTCAATAAGAGAGTTTCAACTCAGTTAGCTGTTAGAAGTTTCATGTCTAATAGACTCGGAACCTTTATTGATAAAACAGTATCTCAGAACGCTGTTCCAAACGCAGTTGTTCAGTTGAATTCTTCTGGACAAATCAACCCAGACCTCATTCCACCAAAAGTTGTTAACTATACAAGAACAAACGTTTCTACTGGTAGAACTGTACTTGTTAATGAAATTCCAGCCATCAACATTCTCAATGGTGACACTGTTGTTGAACCAGATCTGTCATATGTTCTTATTCAAGATGTCGTAGGTCAATACCTAATTCTTGATGGTGATTCTGCAGACTATAACTTCAATAATGGTGATAGTGTAGTCAGTGCTCTTGCAGCTGCCGCAGTTGGCGTTGTAACTGTGCCACCAATTGGCGTTGGAATTGGTACTACAATTTCTCCTTATGTTGGTTATGGTGCAACTGGTCTTGTTAAGGGTGTTCTACTTGGAGCTCCAATCCAAAATGGTGGTTCTGGATATACAACTCCTGGTATTTACACTTGTTTCTTACAATCTACAACTGGTATTGGTACATCAGCTCTTGCAGAAGTTACAGTTAGTGCCGCAGGTACAGTAAGAGATGTTAATATTAAGACTGGTGGACGCTACTATCAATCTGGAAATATTCTTACTGCAATTGATTCTGAAGTTGGTGGAAGATCTGGTGGTGGAGCATTCACTGTTATAGTAAATGATGTAGAAACAAGACTCTATCTCAAACTTACAAATAATCAGAAGTTTGCAGGAACTGTTGCACTTCCAGACTACATTGCTGACGGAAATGCAGTTGGTATTTCTACAACTCTTAACCTTGATGTATCTTATGAAATTGATCCAACTACAATTGAAACTGGTGGTGATGTTGACTTCCCGAATGATAGAATTGTTCTTGGAGTTGGACATACATTCCAAAATGGAGATGCAGTTAAATATGTAACAAATGGTGGAACAAATATTACTGGTGTTATTGAAGATACTACTTATTATGTTAAGAGAGTTGGTGTTTCCTCTGTCGAACTACACTCAACATATGCAATTTCTTCAAGACAAGACCTATCTGGTAGTGGAATTGGAACACATGCCCTAATAAGATGTGGTGTTTCAACCTCTAAAGATACAATTACCTTCGTTAATCATGGATTCTCTACTGGAGATCCTGTCAGAATTACAGGAAATACTCCTGTAGGCGTTGATACGGGTGCATTCTATTACATTGGATCTATTGTTCAGAATGGATTTACACTTCACCTCACAAGATCCGATGCAGCATCATCGGTTAATGGCGTAACCTTTAATGCAGTTGGAATGGCTCAAACCGGTACAGGTACAATGACCTTTACCGAACAAAATGTAAGATATCAAAATACAGTTAATACATCTTCAACTGATCCAACTAACTGGTCTCTACTTGCAAGTAATGATGTTGATGCTGCTAATATCGTTAGTGGTACAGTTTCACCATCTAGACTCGGTTCTGGTAGTGCAAACTCTGATACATTCTTAAATGGAAACTCTTCTTATCAGAAGGTCGTTAAGAGTGTTGGAATTGCAAGCACAACCCCAATGCAAGTAATCGCTTCCAGTTCCGATTTTGGGGTTGGATTCGCAACTCACTATGGTAATGTTGAACTTAGACTCAATAGAGTTGCTTCTACTCTAGATGAATTCTCAACAACTGGTGTTGCTAAGTTCAAGTCTTCAACATTTACAATTGGTAGTGATGGAGCAGTAAGTATCAAGAGTTCTTCAACGGGTGATATTGATGCCGCTACACTGGGCGGATCTAATGGTGCGTTTTATCTGAACTCTGCAAACCATACAGGTACAATTCCAATTAACAGAGGTGGTACAGGTCAAACTGGCCTACCAGGCGCTGGCGCAATTCTTATTGGTAATGGTTCTGCATACAACTTAACCACAACTCCAACTTTTCAAAGTACAGTTACATTTAATGGAAATATTGATGTAAATAACGCAACTAGTGGTGGTGGTATTGAACTTCGTGGTAGTTCCCCAACGATTAACTTCCGCGATACTGATCATAGAGGTGCATACATCCATGTAAACAGCAACTTATTCTATGTTCTTAGAGCTTCTGGAACTGATGTTGGTAGAGGAAGTTGGGCAACAGCTGGCAGCTACTGGCCATTTGTTATTAACTTGGAAAATAATAACGCAGAAGTTGGTGGAACTCTCACCATGTATTCTGATGTTAGATCCAAGAAGAATATTGAGACTATCACTAATGCATTACAAAGAGTTCTCTCAATGAGAGGTGTATTTTATGAAAGAATTCTTGAAGATGAAAATGTTGAGTCCAAGCGTGAGTGTGGAGTTATCGCACAAGAAGTTCAGGAAGTTCTTCCTGAAGTAGTTCATGAAGCTGCTGGGGGCAAGGATGGACATCTATCAGTTGCATATGGAAATATTGTTGGTCTTCTCATTGAGGCAATCAAGGAACAACAGAAACAGATTGAAGACCTTAAGACATCAATTGATGAGTTAAAATCTCAGTTAGACAAATAAATATAGATAACGGAGGTTCTGGCTTATGGCTATTACGATTGGATCAAATTTTGTAAGAAGTGATGGATCAATGGACTGGCGGGTGAGTACATCCAACGTTGTGGAAAGATTCACAACACAAGCCATTGCTTCTGGTAATGATTACCAGCCAGCATTTAGTTATCATGGAACTAATGGTTGGGTATATTACTCGGCAAATACTTGGAATGAAATGCGTGATAATTATTGGGGAGGTTTAGCTGGATATCAAAAGGGTCCGGGATCTTATGGGATGAACTCTAACTGGAGATATTATGCCCCTAGACAAGGTTATTACTATTTTCACGTAGATCTCTATACATTATGCGATAGTAACGATACGAATAATTATACTCACTTGTTATTTGGTAGAAATGGTAATGTGAGTTGGATGCCTAGTGGAAGAACTCCATATACAATTTATGGTCATGGAAATAAGAGAGGTAGTGGTGGTGGCCAATATCCAAGTGGACCAAATATTTCAGCAGTAATGTTTTTAACTGAAGGTCAATATTGTAGTGTATATAATTACAAAGGTAATAGTACAAGTACAAGAGTTTACATGGCTCATAGTTATTTTTGTGGTCACTTAATTTCTTAAGAGAGGGTATCAATAATGGCAATTACAATAACCAGTAATAATGTTATCTCAAATACTGATCTAAGATTTAGACCAGGAAATACCGATTACCCTTTATATTATTACTCAAATGGACCAAGATATAGTGATAGAACACCAGCATTTACTGCAGAAGGTACTGCAGGTTGGTTGTATCATAATAATATGAGTGGTGGTGCTAGTGCTGGAAATGCAGTGTTTGCAAATGCAATGGGTTGGAACTGGCAGCAGCAGGGTGCAGGATCTTATGGAATGAATTCAAATGGAAGATATTATGCACCTCTTTCTGGATACTATTATTTTTATTTTTCAACATATTTTCATAATGATAATAACTCTACAAATTATATTCACTTAAATTTTGTAAAAAATGATGGATATGGTTGGAATAATGGAAGAACGCCACATAACATATATGGTCACGGAACCCCCTACACTTATGAGGATGGAATAGTAGTTTCTTGCAACATGTATCTAGGTCAGGGCGAATATTGTGCTATTAGACCTCCATACTGGAACAGTAATAATCAATCCAGAATTTATGCATCTCACTCAACATTTTCTGGTTGTCTTATTGGATAAATATTTTTAATAGGAGAACTCTAAAATGGCAATCATCATAGGCGATAATTATATTGGTTGCGATCAAGCAACGATGAGTTTTAATGTTAATACCAATACTAATGTCGCCAATATCAATAGTACGAGTGGAAGACAGTTTAATACTCCATCTTTTTATGCTACTTGCACTCAAGATGCCTGGAGATATTGGGGTCAAATGAGTGGGGCCAACACCTGGAGAAATACAGATGCTTGGGGAACAAATAATAATTGGGCAGTAACGCAGAGAGCTCAAGGATCATATGGTTTTGATACAACTTACGGCAGATATTATGCTCCAGTAAGTGGATATTATGTTTTTGGTCAGACATACTATGCATATAGTGATAGTAATGCATATAATTACATGCATATCAATTTTAATAAAAATAATGGAACAGGTTATAACGGCCAGGGCCGCCATGGTCATTCAATCTTTGGACATCCAGACCACATTTCACATCAAGCAGGAATAAATCATGAGAGTGTAATTTATTGTGATCAAGGTCAGTTTGTAAATCCAGCTCCATATCTAGGAACTGGAAATGGTGCTGGTAGAATTTATATGGGCCACTTCCATTTCTATGGACACCTGTGTCCATAATATATAAATAGTAAAAAAAGGAGATTTTAGAACAATGGCTGTAACTCTGAGTGTAGAATTAACTGATCTGGAGTATGCTGCTCTCGCTCATATTGCAGTAGATCCTCATGATTGGTTTCAAGACATGGTAAAACTTCGTTGCAGAAATACAATTGCAGAAGTAGCCAATAATAGAATTAAAGAAATGATTGCAGATCCTGCAGTAACAACAATTCCTGCAGATAAAAATACAATTTTCCAAAATATGATGGATTCTGGGGAGTTAAAATCTTTAGCTCAAATGACTGAAGAAGAAACTGAAAGAACGAGAGCCATGGTAACAACTATGGGAGATCTTATCCCAGAAACTCCTGCTTTAAATGCAGATCATTTAAAATAAGCATTTCAAATTAAAAGAGATACTAATTCTATAATTTTTAGATTCTTTTACTGAGTGTAAAAATTCAGAGGGAAATATGATTATATTTCCCTCTTTTATGTTGTCTGTAAAATATAAATTACCTGGAGATTCTGCATATTCATATTTTGTGCCGTGTGCATAAAAAATAGTAGTATTTGGTTCATTTAGTTCCAACAGATAAATTCCTGAAAAGGTAGAGCCCGAGTGTTCATGTACTTCTTGAGAATAACCTGGTTGATAAACGTTGTACCAGATTTCTTCCAATATGGTTTGTTTGGGATTTTTTCTGCCGGCGTAAGAAGGATGATTAAATAGATCTTGCAAGGCTGGATCTATTATTTCGTTTACAATTTTTTCTGTAAAAATACTTTTTACTTCTTCACTATCTCGTTCAAAGAAAGAAGTAATAATTTCACAGTTCCAGACACTATTTGCATTTTTTCTTATTTGATTTGGATAATTGTAAAATTTTTTATCTTTACTTTGTTCTTCTATGGTTGAAAATATTTGTTCTTTTATTTCTTTGTGATTTTTAACTTCTTTGATGAAAAGAAATGGTGCTGGCCAAGAAAGTAACATAAAACATCATAAAAATAGTATAATATATAGTATGTTAAAACATATTGAAGTTTGTTAATTTTTGGAGAATATTAATGAGAATTAATAAGGTCGTGATTGTTGGCGGCGGAAGTTCGGGATGGATGACTGCAGCGGGACTATGTAAAAATTTTGATGATTTAGATGTAACACTCATTGAATCTAAAGATATTAAAACAATGGGTGTTGGCGAGTCTACTCTTGGTCAATTTAATAGTTTTTTACGACTAATTGGTCTAGATAAAGACGATTATTGGATGAAAGAAGTTGACGGTACATATAAAATTTCTATTAAATTTACAGATTTCAGAGAAAAAGACTCTGTATTTCACTACCCATTTGGCCATCATAATGCAGAAAATATTCCTAGAGGATTGGATTGTTGGCCCTTGTTAAGGCAGATAAATCCAGAATACAATACTTTAGAAAAATTTGCTAGATTTTACCATCCTTTTGTTCATCTTGCTGAAGAAGGTAAGATGACGTATAACGATGATGATAGTTTAGTAGGTTTTAAATTTAAGAGTGATACTGCATACCATATAGATGCTATCAAATTTGGAATATTTTTAAGAGATAAGATTTGTTTGCCTGCAGGCGTTCATCATATTACTGAAGAAATTATTGATATTAAGAAAAAAGAAAATGGAGATATTGATTATCTCTTATCTGAATCTGGAATAAAATTAGAAGCAGATCTTTTTATAGACTGTACAGGATTCAAGTCACTTCTTCTTGAAGAAACAATGGGATCTAAATTTATTTCATTTAATGAAACTTTGGTCAATGATAAAGCATTGGCTGCAAAAGTTCAGTATAATGATATTGAAAAAGAAATGGAAAATGTTACAAATTGCACTGCTATTAAAAATGGGTGGGTTTGGAATATTCCACTATGGAATAGAATTGGTACAGGATATTGTTATTCAAGTAAATTTGTTTCAAGAGAGCAAGCTGAAATTGAATTTAGAAACCATCTAAAAAAACAAGGAAAAGAATTGCCGGATGATTATGAATTCAATGAGATTAATATTCGTCATGGTAAAAGAGAAAAAGGTTGGGTAGGAAATGTTCTTGGTGTTGGTCTTTCTTACGGATTTATTGAACCTCTAGAATCTACCGGACTATTAACAACTCATGAAAACATTTATAAGTTAGTCAGAACTTTACAAAGAAGAGATCGTTGGGTTTGTGGTCTTGATAAATCTATCTACAATAGATGGTTAGATGAACTATTAGATGGATGTAGATCTTTTATTGAGATGCACTATGCACTTTCAATGAGAGATGATACTGAATATTGGAAACATGTCACAAGTATCCCATATATCAATGAATATGATGTTCACCAATTAGAAGTTGGTGTTTTTAGGCATCCAAACTTTGGTGGATTAATTGGAGGACTTCCATATATTGCTGCTGGTATGGGTTATCTCCCAACATATGTTTTAGGAACTGGTGCTCCAGGAAGTGGAACAATTTCTCCCGAAGAAGTTGAGTACTTTAATGATATCAATAAACAATTTATGATGTTTACAGACCAAATTAAAGCGTATGTAGACACACTACCTACACATTATCAATTCTTAAAAGACAATATTTACTCATGAAACCAGATTTTTTAAAATTAAAATTTTTAGAAGATCAGAATGTTCAGGAAATTTCAAAATATCTTCAATCCAATCATGATTCAAATTGGCAAGATGGGTTATTAACTTTTGTTGGAGATCCAAACACTAAGAAGAATAAACAGTTAAGAAATCAGATATTTAAACAAAAAATATCAGACATAGTAACTCAATCTTTAAGTAGTAATAAAGAATATTCTAGATATACTTACCCCAAACATATACAAGATTTTTTAGTTACTAGAACTGATATTGGTGGATATTACAATCCACATAACGATATAGGATTGAACGGACATTATAGCACAACTATTTTCTTATCAGATCCAAATTCATATGAAGGTGGAGAACTCTGTTTATATTTGAATGGAGAAGAGGAAAAAATTAAGTTAGATCCAGGATATGGAGTTGTCTATAAAACTGGGATACCACATAGAGTCAGTAAAGTTTTATCTGGACAAAGAGATGTAATTATTTTCTGGACAATATCTTACTTTAAAGATCCATTTATATCTGAACTTTATTATGATTTGGCTGGAATATCGTTTAATTCAGACGATTTAAATATAATAACTACTCATTCAGATTTTGAAACTATAATGCAACAAAATTCTTTCAAATTGAATGGTATTCTTAATAATTTAATAAGAAGATACGCAGACATCTAAATTATAAATACCTCTAGGAAACTAGGGGTATTTTTTTATGGCGCAACCATCTAGTAGAGCGGAGTTGAAAGATTACTGCCTCAAACAATTAGGTAAGCCAGTTTTAGAAATAAATGTAGATGATGATCAGATTGATAATCTAATTGATGATGCGATTCAATATTTTCATGAGCGTCATTACGATGGAATTGATCGTGTATTTTTAAAGCATAAACTTACTCCTGCAACTAAAAATATTTTAAAGCAGTCTGGCCCAGTTGGATCTTCAACAACTTCACCAAATGTTGTAGGCGCGGGAGTAACATCTCTTACTTATGTTGAAGGTGTAAATTATTTACCTTTGCCTGATTCTATTATTGGTGTTAATAATATTCTCAAAATAAACTCAACAAATACTGCATCTGCTGGATTGTTTAATATAAAATATCAATTATTTTTAAATGATGTTTATTATTATGGTGCATTAGATCTTCTAAACTATTCGATGGTTAAAAGATACCTAGAGG